GGACGACCCAAATCCGATTTCGGTCCAACCCTTGTCATCGTTGGCCTGGATCGTGTACTCGATCCGGTACTCGCGTTCGCTCACTGCTGCTTCCCCCTCAGTGCCGCAAGGGCGGCGTCGGCGTAGTCAGCGGCAGCGATCAGCCGCCAGCCGAGCGAGCGGCCTTCCTCAGCGGACAGCGGCACCGTCGTCAGCCACGTCATCAGGCCGACACCGGGCTTGGTGTCCTCGACCCAGGCGGTCACTCGCGTGAACGTTTCGAGCTGCCCCTTCGGCATGACCCAGCTAGCGCCGTCGTCGAGTACTTCGTCGGGCGCGAGCTTGGCTTCGTCGTCCGGCTGTGCCGCTGGGGCAGCGAGCGCGGCGGCGGCCATTGCTGCGTCGTATGCGGCTTGGCGGATGGCGACGTCCACGTAGGCGTCGCGGTTGGCGCGGTTGCGCCAGCCTGCGTAGACGCTGGCGGCGATCTCACCGGCCCTCTTGTAGATGCGCTCGCGCGCTGCCTGTTCGGTTGGGTTGGGGTTGGCGGTGGGGCCAGCCGGGTCGGGAATCATGCCGCGCCTCCAAAAGGCAACTCGTCTTGCACTGAACGATGCGACGAAGCCATCTCCGCCAGCACGCTGTTACGCCAGGCCACCGCGTACCGCAGGCAGTTCGCGCAGTTCTTGTGACCCGAACACCCCGCCATCGGACCGCCCGCGCGTCGCGCCTCGAACGACCACGCCATCGAGTCCGCAGACGCCAAGTGGTGCCCGTACGTCGACAGTCCGCGGCGCTTGACACCGAACCCGTGCAGCGGGATCCCGGGGTCAACAGCGCGGATCGAGGCCATGATGTGCCCGATCTCCCCGGTAGCCTGCCGGCGGCACACCGACCCGACACCCACCACCGGGAACCGGGACAGGTCGACACCGGCCGCGGCGTAGAGGTCCATGCACCGCAGGTAGTCGTCGCGCTGCCAGCCCTGCAGGACCGGCATGAACGGCGAGCGCGTGTCGTCGCCCCGCAGGTCTTGCAGGTGCACGAAGTTGGCGACCGTGCGGGCCTGGTGCTCGGCCACGCTCAAGCCCGTCTTGGCCAGCATGAACGGCTCGCACATCCAGTCCTGCGGCGCCGCCCACGACAGGCGGCCGATCTCGCTGTCGTAGCGGCGGACCGCGGCCACGTACTCCTGCGGGGTGGTGCGCCACTCGCTGAACAGGGACAGTTCGGAGAACCCGCCGGAGTCCAGGGCCCAGTCGGCCACGGCGCGCGGCAGGCCACGGCGCCCGGCCAGACGGCGGTGCGAGACGAACAGGGGCACGCCCGCGGTTTCCAGCCAGTGGGGCTGGTGGGTGCCCAGGTAGAAGTAGGTCACGCTGCCACCGCCCCGGTTCGGGTGCCGGTGGCGCGTTGGATGGTTTCGCGGAGCAGCAGGTAGGTGCCGGTCACCCAGATCGCCTTCACCAACAGTTGCCCGGCCACGGCAGGTCCGGTGATGCCCAGACCGGACAGGCCCAGGAACATCAGGGTGTCGATGACGGCGCCGGTCCAGGTTCCGGCGATCACCGCGACACGCCAACGGCGCTGGGTGCGCAGGCGGCTGTAGACGGCCATGTCGAGCGATTCGGACACCAGGAATGTGGTGCCGGAGGCGAGCGCGATCCGCCCGGATCCGGTGGCCCACGACAGGAGCGCGCCGGCCAGGATGCAGGCGAGCACCCAGCGGCGGCCCGCCGCGTCTTGCAGCGTGTTGCGTAGCGCGATCACGCCGCCGGCGAACCACGTGCCGGCTGGGGCTAGCAGTCCGAGGCCGACGTGGGTGAGGCCGTAGCGGCTGGTGACCCAGTTCGCTGCGACGATGCCGGCCAGGTACAGGGCGGCGACGAGAATGGCTGCGCGTGGCCTGGTCGGGCCAGCCGGGTCGGGGATCATGCCGCGGTCCTCTCGATCAGTTCGGGCAACATCGCCCGGTACGCCAACAGGGCTTGGGCCGGCACGACGCCGTTGCCCAACAGGTGAATCTGGTCCGTCCGCGCCAGGCCAGGCACGTCCGTGACCCAGCCGGCGGGCAGGCCCATCAGCCACTCCACGAACTGGGGGCTCAACTGGCGTCCTCCACGTCGTCCCACAACGACGGGTGCCGGTGCAGGTCGACCGAGGACGAGCTCCCAGCGTCGGACGGCGGGTCCGTAGGCTCCCCACTCCAGACCTGCCGGGCGATCCCCGTCAGCAGCAGCTCGTCCGACCCGGCACCTCCCCGTGCCGCCCTCGTCCCGTCCGCGTCCGCCACGGTCGGAGTCGGCAGCAGCGCCGCCACCTCGTTCAGCGGACGCGAGTTCTTCCCGTGCTGATTCGACGCCGACGACTTCCAGTCCCGCGCCGCGGGCGTCGGCAGCAGGTGCACCACTGTCCGCATGTCCGGGCCGCCCGTGCCGTGCGTTCCGGGGCCGTTCGTGTCCGAGGCTTTCGGGGTCGGCAGCAGCGCGATCGCGTCGTCCAGGTTCCGCTTGCCCTGCGCGAACCGCTTCGCCGCCGACCCGGTCGACATGCTCCTCGATGAGTGATCCCCATCCCTGGCCTGCGCGGTCGGCAGCAACGGCGAGGATGAAGATCCGCCTGCGTCGATGGGGAGCACCGGCGTCCGATGCCCGTACACAACGCCACTCCGCATCGAACCCGAGGTTGGCCAGGTCGGCGAGGGCTCGGCCCAGCTCTCCGAGAGGAGCGATGCTTGCGACGTTTTCCAACAGCACGATGCGGGGTCGTAGGTCGCGAATGGCTCGCGCGACGGCCGGCCAGATGGCTCGCTCATCTTCGGTGCCCTTCTTCTTGCCGGATGTGGACCAGGGCTGGCAGGGCCATCCCGCGGTGAGCCAGTCGATACGACCGGCCCACGGCGCCCAGTCGGCGGTGGTGATGTCCCCGACGTTCGGCACACCTGGCCAGTGGGCATCGAGGACACGGCAGGGGGTGGGCTCGGCGGGCTGCGCGAGCCAGCCGGAGTCACGCCCGTTGCCGGGAAATTCGCCGTCCTCGCCGAGGTGAGCGGCACGACATGCGGCGTCCTCACAGGCGAGAGCTGCCTCACGGGTGCAGAACGGGCACTCGTTGGGGTACCACTCGTCCTTGCGTGGCAGCGCGAGCGGGCCCTCGCGGGGGACGTCGGTCATCGGGGTGTCCTCTCGGGTCAGGGGGTCAGCCGGGCGGCGGGGTGCCTCGTGCCCGGGGGAAGTCGGGCACGAGGCGGGTCGGTCACTTGCGCTTCGGGTCCTGCTGCTTGCGGTTCCACTCCTGGGCGCCGCGCACGATGCCGTCGAACATCGGGTCGCTATCGGGCTTGTCTTCCTTGGCCATGTCGGTCTCCTTCGGTCGGTCAGGTCGGCTACTTCCTGGACGGGCAGAGCGAGTTGGGGCAGGTGCCGCCGACGGTCTTGACCGTGCCGCACTCGGGGCACTGCTCGACGGGGGGCTTGGGCATGTCGGTCTCCTCGGTGTGTCGTGCTCTGCGTTCGTTGAGCGGTCGGTCTCGGCGGGTGGACATCGGGTCCTCGGTTGGGGTGCCGTGCTCCCTGGGGAAGCGGGAGCACGGCGGGACAGAGGTCAGCGGCTAGCGGTGGACAGACAGGACTTGCAGACGCGGAGTCCCCACGGGACGTTGCTCCGCAGGGTGAAGTCCGTCCGGCCGCACCGCGCGCGGTCCACCTGACCGTGGGCGTCGTAGTGGGCTACGTGCGCCTTCACCTTCCGGTGAACGGCGGCCTTGCCGCGTTTGATCAGGAAGTCGGCCATGTCGTGCTCCTCGGTACGTTCGGATCGTCGTTGACGTGCATCCACTGAGGCATGGCCGCCCGCGAGATGCCCGTGATCAGTTCCTTGGCCCTCTTGACGATCGCTTCCGGCCTTCGTTCGCCCTCGCTTCTCGGCGCTCCGACGAAGTCCGCGATCTGCGACAGAGCGGCGCGCAGTTCGCGCACCTCTGCCTCAAGGTCGGCCCTCTCTTGGCTCCCGATCTCGGCGATCACGTCCCGTGCTACGCGGTAGCGACTGGCTCGCCTGCGGGCACTGAGCCACGCGAGCCGGGTCCGATCGACGTCATTCACGGTTGCCCCTCAGTTGCTGTGTCGGTTGCGGTTGTGCTCGGAGTCGCGGCGGTCCTGGATGTCCTCGGCCGTCTCCCGCATCTGCTGGGCCTCTGGCGAACGGCTCACGGCAGGACCGTCACGTCGGCGCGGTCGAGGTCGGCCACGGTCTCGGTGGTCCAGTCCTCCGGGTCGCGCGGCGAGGCGAACCGGACGCGCCGCTGGGACTCGTCGCCCACGTCGCAGTTCGGGTGGTGCCCGGCCTGAGGCGCACCCTCGTACGGGTACTCGCAGGTGCACTCGGGCTCGGTCACGGCGGTGATGCGGTAGACGTGCCCGGCGAGCGGGAACCGGATACGCCTGCCCACTTCGTACTTGCTGGCGGTGATGTCGTTGTTGGTCATGGCGGTGGCGTCCTCCATGTAGGTCCACTCGATGCGGGTGATCTCCACGTCCGGCGAAATGTCCTGCGCCTCGACGAAGAAGCGGCGCACGAACTCGGCGGGCGACATGCCGGGGAAGCCCTCCAAAGCCACCTCGGCGGCGGTGATGGCGTTGAGCGGTTCGCGACGCACGGCGACCACCTCGACCTCGGCGAGACGGACCAGCGGCTCACCCGGCTTGCGGCCTTGGGACTTGAGGACCAGCGTCAACCGGTCGCCGGGCAACAGCATGCGGCGGCCGTACTTGTTCTCCCACCAACCTCTGCGGCGGGTCACGGTCTTCGTGCGGTCCCGGACGGCCTGCACAGTCATGGCGACGCTCATCAGTCTCGACACTGCGGTCAGTTCTCCTCGGTCTTCGTGCGAGGCTCAGCGGTTCACGTCGGCGACATCCGCCCAGGCGCCGTCCGATGTCTCGCGGCTGACCAAGACAGCACCCGACGCGGCGGAACGGGCTGCCTCGTCGTGGGCGGTGTCTTCGGGTACGTCGCTGATCCAGCGGCTGTCGGGGATGCGGACGCCCCACTGTCTGGTGTCGCTCATCGGGCCGTGACCAGGGTGGCGAGCCACGCGCAGAAGACAGCGGCGACCAGAACGGCCATGAGGGGTGTGGCGAACGCGCGCCAGGGGATGCCCTTTCGGGCGTGGTGGTGCATGTGTGCCTGCCTTGGTTCCGTGTGGTGACGGTGTACCCGAATACTACACCACCGAGGTAGGATTCGAGCAAGGCCGCCCAGCATTCACGCTGATCAACACCACACGACGGCACACCACCGTCCTATCCCCCGTCACCGACACCCACATGGAGGACCACGCATGGCCCGACTCCCCGGCGAAACCGTCACCGGCACCTGGATGACGGACACCGGTGCCACCATCAGCGGGCTCCACTACACCGTGAAAGGACTCGCCGAACTCCTGGGAACCACCGCCGAGAACGTGCACTACCACATCCGGAAAGGGCACGTCCCGACCCACAAGGTGGGCCAAGCGAGGCTCATCCCGGCAGCGGACGCCCGCCGGATCGCGCGGGGCTACACACGGAACCGGGACTGGCCCACCACCTCGAAGGACTCGCCACATGCCCCGAGAAGTCGACCGACGCCGTGAACCGGCCGAAGCGTGAAGGTGTACGGGTGGCCCGGCGACAACTTCGGGTGCTGCCACTACCGAATCGCCATGCCCCTCGACGAACTCGCCCGCCGCGGACACGACGCTGTGTGGAGCAGGGTCGCGGTGAAGGGCATGTTCGAGGCGATGCTCGGCGCCGACGTGATCGTCGGGCAGCGCGTGTCGGAGGGGTTCGCGTCGGCACGCTGGCAGTCGTGGGCGTTAGCGCGGCAACCCGAGTACACGCGCTGGATCAGCAAGGTCGGGCAGCAGCGGCCGGAGCTGTTGGCGATGTGGCGGCAGGCCATGTCGCGCCCGCGGCCACGTCTGGTGTTCGAGATCGACGACGACCTGTGGTCCGTGGATCCGTCGAGCCCGGTGCACGGCCAGTTGGCTCGCCAACCGGAGTGGGCCCGGCATCTCGCCACGAACGCTTCCGTAGCTGACACGGTCGTTGTGACCACCGAGCCGTTGGCGGAGATCATGCGGCGCCACAACCCTGACGTGCGGGTCGTCCCGAACTTTGTGCCGGCCGCGCTACTCGACCACCATCCGCCGCGCCGGCAAGACGGGACCGTCACCATCGGGTGGGCCGGGTCCCCCACGCACGCCATGGACTGGGCCGTCATGGACGAAGAACTCCGGCGGTTCCTGCGGAAGACGCCACAGGCCGAGCTGCATGTGATCGGGGCGCCGGTGCAACGCTGGTCGCGGATCCCGCCCTCGCGGATGCGGTCCACCGGATGGTTCCCGTCCGTCGACGCCTACCTGCGGTCGGTGGACTTCCACATCGGGCTCGCCCCGCTCGCGCAGCACCAGTTCAACCTCAGCAAATCCCCGGTGAAAGTTTTGGAGTACGGGGCCCTCGGTATTCCCGTCATCGCCTCCGACGTCGGCCCATACCGCGACTACGTCCGCCACGGCGAAACCGGCTACCTCGTCCGCAAGCCTGGCGATTGGCTGCGGTATCTCCGCGAACTGGTCCACGACGAGGCTGCCCGCACCGAGATGGGCGCCGCCGGACGCAGACAAGCCGCCGAGAACACCATCGAGAGGAACGGACACCTGTGGGAAGCAGCGATGGCAGGATGACCACAGTTGATCTGGTGGTTCGCCTGAAGGCAGCGATCGAGGCGAAGGCAGCCAAGGCGCGAGCAGCGACACCCGGACCGTGGTTCACTCCCGAACCCGGCGATATCGCGGAGTGGACGGTGTACGGGGCGCTCAGCGCCGACCGCCGCCGGGGCTGGGCCATCTTGGAGACGCGCCAGTTCCCGCGAGAGTGCATGTACAACGAGGCATCGGGCCTGAGGATGCCCGCCATGGTCGTTGAGCACGCGAACGCGAATGCCGAGCACATCGCCGACAACGACCCGGCCGACGTGCTGCGCGGGTGCGACGCGGACATGCATATGGTCCAGCTTCACGCCGACCAGCACGAGTGCGCTGGGTACGGGCCCCGCGCATACGGCTTCCCCTACCAGGGTTGCGACACGCTGAGGCTGATGGCCGCCCGGTACAAGATCGACGGCTGGCCAATCGATGTGGACGAGCACGGCGAGCCCCTACCGACCGACGAGGAGGACGCGTGACGACGAGCATCAGCGACGAGCAGGTCGTCCAAGCCTGCCGCGAATGGGCCGAGGAACCCCACACAGGGTCACTCGACCGGCTGCAGCACATCACCGGCCAGTCGGAGGAAGCCTGCGCGGCCGCGATGCACGCCACCCGCGAGCACGGCCTGATCGAGTGGGGTATCGGCATGGACACCGCGTGGCCCACGCCAGCGGGCGAGCACCTGTTCGGGCCGTCACACGACACCGCGACGTAACCACCCCGCTGTCGACTGTTCGGGAGACCACCGCCATGACCATCTCCACACCACCCGCCGTAGACGACGCCATGCCGCCACGTATCGCGAAACTGCCCCGATACCGGGCCTACCCGGTCCCGTGGTTCGTCGAATGGTTCGACGGCACACCCGACTTTCGCGTAGCTGACTCGGCGAAACAGGCCGACGCAACCCGGTTCCACCTGTGCTGGGTGTGCGGCGAACGCACCGGCCGGCACGTCGCGTTCGTCATCGGCCCGATGTGCGCGGTGAACCGGGTGTCAGCCGAGCCGCCCTGCCACACCGACTGCGCCGTGTACTCGGCCACGCACTGCCCGTTCCTGGCCAACCCGAACATGACGCGCCGCGAACGCGGGCTGCCCGCTGACTATGTCGATCCGGCCGGGGTGATGCTGCTCCGCAACCCTGGCGTGGCGTTGGTGTGGGCGACCCGCGCATGGTCCACGTTCCGCGCGCCCGGCGGCTACCTGTACGACATCGGCGAGCCGACGCAGGTGTCGTGGTTCGCCCACGGCCGACCGGCCACCCGCGACGAGGTGTTGGCGTCGATCGACACGGGGTTGCCGGCGTTGCGGGAGATGGCCGACGAGGACGGCGAGTTGGGTCGGCGGGAACTGGACAAACAACTCGCGGCGGCGATGCAACTCGTGCCAGCGGCGACTGGGGCGACGCGGTGATCGACAGTTTGTGTGTGTTCGTTCCGTCCAGGGGCAGGCCCGTGTCCGCGTTGGAACTCGCCGACCAGATCCGGGCCACCGCCACCGGGTACACGTGGCCTGTTCTGGTGGTGGACGAGGACGACCCGAAACGCGACGAATACATGACAACCGAAACCACCGTGCAGGTCGTCCCGCCCGGATCGGAAGGCATGGTCGGCGCCCTGAACCGGGCAGTCGCCGAGTACGCGCTCGGCGACGGCACTGCTGTTGCTTTCATGGGCGACGACCACCGGCCACGCACGCCAGGGTGGGACACCGCCTACCTCGACGCCCTCAACCAGTTCGGCACCGGCCTGGTGTACGGCAACGACCTGATCCACGGCGCCGCACTGCCCACCCAGGTCGCGATGACCGCCGACATTCCCCGCGCACTCGGGTTCATGGCCCCGCCAGCCCTGGGTCACCTGTACGTGGACAACTTCTGGCACGAACTCGGCTCGACACTCGACCGGATGCGGTACCTGCCCGGTGTGATCGTCGAGCACATGCACCCGCTCGTCGGGAAAGCCCCAGACGACGACGGGTATCGGCGGGTCAACGCACCCGAGCGGGTGGAAGCGGACCGGCTGGCGTTCGAGCGGTACATGCACGGCCAGTTCACCGAGGACGTCGCGAAGGTGCGGAAGGTGATGGCGCCGCGTGGGTGAGTGGCAGTTGTTCGAGCCCGGCACGGTGCCGGCGCACACCACACCGGAGTGGTACGCCAGCCGGGAGCGGGCGCCGCACGTGGACCAGGCCGAGCACCGCGGGCGCCTGGACATCGCCGCCGGGTTCGTCGGCGAAGTGGTCCGCGAGTTCGGGGTGGTGTCGCTGGCCGACTTGGGCGCCGGCGATGGTGGGCTTCTGTCGCTGGTGGTGGAGCGGATGCCGGAGATGCGCGGCGCCGTGTGGGGTTACGACCTTCAGCAGAGCAACGTCGACGGTGCCCGCGAACGCGGGATGAACGTGTTTTACGGCGACGTCGTTGACCCCGACAACGGTGGCCGCGCTCCGACCACGTGGGGCGACATCGCGGTGGCGACGGAGATGCTGGAGCACCTGGTCGACCCGCACGCTTTCGTGCGCAGGATCCGGCGGCACGCGACGTGGCTGATCGCCTCCTCCCCGCACAGCGAGCGGCCCGGCGCGGCGTACGAGTTCCACACGTGGGCATGGGACCTGGACGGCTACCGGGCACTCGTCGAACAGGGCGGGTTCGCGGTGCAGCGGCAGGAGACGTGGGGCCCGTTCCAGGTGATCCTCGCCCACCGCGCCTGACGCGGGATGGCTGTGGCGGAGGGGTCGTGCACGGTGACGCCAGCCTCATCCGTCACCACAAGCCGGGAGCGCACCGTGCACGTCCTCATCACCGGCCACCGCGGTTTCGTCGGGCGTCACGTGTGGCGCGCGTGCGAAGCCCGCGGGGACAGTCTCGTCGGGGTCGACCTGGTCGACGGGCTGGACTGCCGCGAGTATTTCCGCCACGCCGCCCCGGATCGGTTCGACCTGGTCGTGCACTGCGCGGCGACGGTCGGCGGCCGCGGCATGATCGAAGGTGCCCAGTTGCGAGTCGCCACGAACCTGTCTCTCGATTCGGAGATGTTCGCGTGGGCGGCGCGGACCCGGCAGCGGCGGGTCGTGTACCTGTCGTCCAGTGCCGTCTACCCGGTCAAACTGCAGGTCTCGCACAGCATCGGATGGCGGCTCACCGAGTCTGACCTCGACCTGCAGCGCGCCACCGAACACGGTCTGGGTGGGATGCCGGACGCCACCTACGGGTGGGCGAAACTGTCGGGCGAAGTCCTCGCGCAGTATGCCCGCGACGCTGGGGTGCGGGTGCTGGTGGTGCGCCCGTTCTCCGGGTACGGCGAGGACCAGCACACTGACTATCCGTTCCCCGCGTTCATCCAGCGCGCCGGCCGCCGCGACCCCCAGTTCACGGTGTGGGGTGACGGCCAGCAGACGAGGGACTTCATTCACGTCGACGATGTCGTCGCAGGCATGTTGGAGATGGTCGCGCAGGACGTCGACGGTCCAGTGAACTTGTGCACCGGGCGGCCGACCTCGATGGACGACCTCGCCCGGCTAGCCTGCGCCACTGCGGGATACGAGCCTGCGCTATGGCATATACGTGATGCGCCCAGCGGCGTCGCCTACCGGGTCGGGAACCCTGCGGTGATGTCCGGCTGGTACGAGCCGAAAGTCACCCTGGAGGAAGGCGTCACGCGCGCGTTGCGGCGTTTGGGTCTGGACGTGTGACGGGACCACCGTGGTGGTCCGGTGGCCCCGCGCGGCGGTTGTGGGAGGGGTAGCGATCCGAGCGAGTATGCCTCTACGTCACGCGAAGTCGCGGGGGTTTGTGGGTGTTTCACGCTCGCCAAAACGCGATCGACCCGGATGGAGCAGTCCCCCCGCTTCGCCCCGCCTACCTACTCGCTCTTAAAACAGCGACCGTAGCGTAGTGCTACCCGTAACCGCCACGTGGCTACAGAGTCCACCCCCTAGGGGGATACACCACACTGTCATCCCCCCACTCCGGGGGCACCCGCATCACCTCGTCGGCGACCGTGACCGCCAGGTGCTGGCCAGCAGGTGACTGGGGGCCGCGTTTGCCCGCCGCCTTCGCCACACCCGCCACCACGAGCCACATCAACAGCCACAACACCGCCGCAGAGACCAGCCACGGCCACCAATCGTGCACGAACACCTCCACCTCACGAACCCCCTTCCGGGTCGATCACGACGGTGCACACCGGGCGACGCCAGTGATAGCCGACGGGTATGCCAACGGCGATGTCCAGCGCGAATCCGACACCAGCGGCGGCGAGGTGGGATCCGCTGGCCGCGACAACGTCCACGAGCAACGCCGCCAGGCACAGGGCCAGCAGCGCGAACGCCGCGGCGGCAGCGCGGGCTAACGCCACGACATCCGACGTGACACCCGAACGGACATGGATGGTGCTCACAACCAGCCTCACAGGACATTGAGGCTGGCCGGACGCACACGGCCTGGGGGGAAGGACCGCGGCGCCCGGCCAGCGGGAAGCGGCACCCGGATCAACCAGGCCAGCGCCGCTCAGCCACAAGCGGACACAGGCCCTCACCAGGGCCGCGGGTAACAGGAGGGTCGGGTCAGGCGACGCGGCGGTAGCCGGCAGCGAACGCGGCCGCCGCGACCTGGACACCGATGCCGTCGGTCAGCACACGGCTCGGGCTGTCGGCGCCGGCGAGAGCGTCCGACGCGACCTGTGCGAGTCCGATGACCTCGTCCCGGTAGTAGCCGACCTTCCCGCGGTGGTATTCACGCGGGTCGATCTGCTCGGTGCTGTCATCGGCGTCGAAGCGCACGTGGTGGTCGGCGGGGCGGCCGCAGGTGGGGAAGGTGCAGCGGCCGCGGTCGTCGATGGCGGGTGCGGCGCCGAGGCATCGTTTGTCGGTAATCACGATGCGGTCAAATACGGTGTCCATGTTTTGGCCTGCCTGGTCCGTGTGGTGACGGTTTGTACAGGCAGAACGCTACGCCCCGCACCCGACAGTGGCAACCACCAATTTTAGGTCACATGACCGGCCACATGGCTTGCTGTCGCGAGCTAGAATCGTTAGCGTGACAACATGCCACCCAAGCCCGAACACGTCGCCAAGATCCGCGAGTGGACCACCCCCCGCGGCGGCGATCCGTCCCTCGCCAAGCAGTGGCGCGCAGCGGCCGGTCTGACCGCCACCAGCGCCGCCGGAGCGTTGGGGGTGGGCATACGGACACTCACCAGGTGGGAGACCGGCCGCGCGCAACCTCAAGGCCGCTACCTCGCCGACTACTACCGGTTCCTCAACCGGATCCGACCGAAGGAAGGTGAAAGCCAGTGACCGCTACGCTCCCGGCGCCGCGCGAGGAGGCGTGGGACTGCCCAGCCGCCACCCTGGTGTTGCCTGCGGACGCGCCCGAAGCCGAGTGGCTCGCCGCGCGCCGCCGCGGTCTGGGTGGGTCGGACGCCTCCACGATCGCCGGACTCGCCAACCCCAACTACACGAGCCTCTACACGCTGTGGATGGACAAGACCGGCCGCAGGAAGGCGGAACGGAGCACCCGGCAGATGCGCATGGGCAAACTGATGGAACCGGTGCTCGCGCAGCTGTTCACAGAGGACACCGGACTGGAGATCCGCAGGCAGGGGTTGATGCGGTCGAAGGCGCTTCCGTGGATGCAGGTCACCCTCGACGGGCTGACCAGCGACGGCGGGATCATGGAGTTCAAGACGACCAACTGGCGCACCGACGACGCCCGGATCTGGCTGGGCGGCGACATCCCCGACCACGCCGAGTGTCAGAGCCAGTGGGGCATGGCCGTCACCGGCCGGTCCCACTCGTATGCGATGGGCATGGTCGACAGCGGGTGGACGTACCAGTGGAAGCGGGTCGAGCGGGACGACCAGCTGATTGACCTGCTCATCGAGATGGGGTACCGGTTGTGGCACCACCATGTCGTCCCGGACGTCGCCCCGCCGGTGGACTCGTCGGAAGCCACTCTGACTGCGCTGAAGGCGCTGTATGGGCAGGCCGACGAGGGCACCGAGGCGACCGGTGACGCCGGTGTCCTGGCGAAGTACCTGGAGTGGCGAGTAGCGAAGGCGGATGAGGCTGATGGGCGTGCCCGAGCCAGGGATCTGGAAGGGGTGCTGATCGACGCGTTCGGCACGGCCGACCACCTTCTGGTGCAAGGCGAAGAGATCGCCTCCCGCAAGCAGAACGGCAAGCTCATCGAGTCTGTGTTCCGCGAGCTGTACCCCGGCCTGGCCGCCGAGTGTGTCACCACCGCACTCGACGTCGATCGCATCAAGAAGGAACACCCAGCCGCCTATGCGGCGTGCAGGGCCCGCGTCCTGCGGCCCGTCAAGAAGTAGCCCCATCCGTCACCACACGGTAAAGAACGGACAATCGAACAGTCATGGCACAAGGCATGCGTGAGCGCGTCGAAGAACAGCGCGACCAGCAGCAGACCCCCAACCGCCCCGCGAGCCGGCCCAACCGCGGCGAACAGCGCCGCACCGACGCCCAACGCGCCGCGTTCGTCCAGGCACCCACCATCCCCACGCTGAAGACCCGCAGGCCCACCGGTCGTGTCCCGCTGCCCCTCGTGCTGTGGGAGGGCGAGGAGAAGGCCGGGAAGTCCTGGGCGATCGCCGAACTCTCCGGCAACGAGCGTGTCGGCCGCACGTACTGGCTCGACGCCGGCGAAGGGTCCGCCGACGAGTACGGCGCCGTCCCGGGCGCTGACTTCGAGATCATCGACCACGACGGCACGTGGGGCGACATCCTCGCCCAGGTCGAAGCCGTCCGCACGGTCGCCGCCGCTGCGGCCGGTGAACCCCCTGTGGTGCTGGCTATCGACTCAATGACCGACCTGTGGGAGATGCTCACCGTCTGGGCCTATGAGAGAGCAGCCCGGACCGACTCGAACAAGGCCAAGCTGGCGAAGAACCGCGACGCCGAGGTCACCGTGCACCCGACTTTCTGGAATGCAGCGAACCGGCGCCACGACCGGCTGATGACGATGCTGCGCGCGTTCCCCGGGATCGTGGTCATGACCGCGCTCGGCAAGGAGGTCGCGGTCATGGACGACCGGGGCAACCCGATCGAGGGCCGCAAGGAGTATCGGGTCGAGGCGCAGAAGAAGGTCGCCGCGAAAGCGTCGCTGTGGGTGCGGGTGTCGCGCACCGAGGAGCCGCTGGTGATCGGGGCCCGGTCGGTGAAGCACGGCGTGCGGCCCGGGAAAGATCGGCCGAAGCCGGCGCCCGGTCTCACCCTGGCCGGGGCGATCTTCGACGTGCTGGGCTGCGACCCGGCCACCGCCACCGTGCGGGATGTCCGCGAACTCACCCCGGACGACGGCCAGGAACAGCTCGCCGCGGCCCGTGACGCCGTGTGGGAGTCCGCGCAGGAGCTCGGCTGGGACAGCGGCCAGTTGGAGGCCGATTACGTCTCCTGGTGCAAGGAACCGATCCGGGGGGCCACCGCGCAGGACCTGGACAACTACTTCGACCAGATGCCGGTGCCCGACCACGGAGACGGTGAGGGGGCGCAGCAGTGAATGGGTGCCCCGAAGTGCGAGAAAGGTCGTCCGGTGTGTCGCGTCTACCCGTGTGGCAAGCATGCGCGTCGGGTGTGACATCTCACGAGCTCCCCGCGCCGCCGCTGAGCAACCGGCGCGTCGAACCGACCGTCGCCGAACTGGTCGGCCAGGTGCACCGCACCGGTCTCGCCGCGAGTGACGTCCGCATCCTCCAGTTGATCGCGGACGGCCACCGCTACAGCGAGATCGGTCGGCTGGTGCACCTGTCGGCCAGCGCGGTCGGCAAGCATGCCCGCGCGATCACCGAACGGCTCGGCGGCCGGAACCTGACCCACGCTGTAGCCATCGCCTACCGGTGCGGGCTGCTGACCGCGGCGGAGGTGGCCTGATGGGTAAGCGACGCTTCTACCTACCCCGTCATCTCGGCCGCGGGTGGCTTGTCCTGCTGTACGTGGCGGTCGGGCTGGCCACCGCGACGATCACCGCTGTCCTGATGTCTGGAGGTTCCCGGTGAGCACCGGAATCGAGTGGACCGACGAGACGTGGAACCCAACCACCGGATGTGACCGGGTCTCCCCCGGCTGCGACCACTGCTACGCCTTGACCATGGCGAAGCGGCTCAAAGGCATGGGGTCGTCGAAGTACCAGACCGACGGCGACCCGCGCACCAGCGGCCCAGGGTTCGGTGTCGCCGTGCACCCGGGGTCGCTGGACGCGCCGCTGCACTGGCGGAAGCCGCGACGGATCTTCGTCAACTCCATGGCCGACCTGTTCCACGACAAGGTGTCGGACGAGTTCATCGCCGACGTGTTCGCCGTGATGGCGCTGGCCAGCCAGCACACGTTCCAGGTGCTCACCAAACGCCACGCGAGGATGCGGAACCTGCTGTCGCGGGCTTCGTTCGTCGAGATGGTCGCCGACCGCGTGCAGGTCCGAGACGGGATCTCCTCGCGCGACATCGCCAGTTGGCCGCTTCCGAACGTGTGGCTGGGTGTGAGCGTCGAGAACCAGCCGTGGGCGGACATCCGCATCCCGGCGCTGCTCGACACGCCGGCAGCGGTGCGGTGGCTGTCCTGTGAGCCGCTGCTGAGCCCGGTCGACCTGACCAGATGGCTGCACGAGTCGACGTGCGCACTGGCCACGGAGGGGATGTGCACCTGCTTCGAGCCGCGTGAAGTGCGCCCGGACTGGGTTGTGGTGGGCGGCGAGTCCGGGCCTGGCGCGCGGCCGATGCATCCAGACTGGGCCCGGTCGTTGCGTGATCAGTGCCAGGCCGCTGACCTGCCATTTCTGTTCAAACAGTGGGGTGATTGGGGACCGGCGCCGTGGGCGATCCGGATCTGCGACCCCGCTGTCGGATGGCAGGGCACCGAGGAGGAGTTGGAGGCTGCGAAGCGGGACGCGGAGGCGCATGCGGCGACTCACCTGATCCAGCCTTGGGGGCACCTGCACCGGCCGGTGCACAAGGCGTGGTCGATGGAGCGTGACGTGGTCGGTGACTACCCGGGTGCGATCCGCAGGTGGGGTAAGGGCGCTGCTGGTCGGGTGCTGGACGGGCGTACGTGGGATGGGTACCCGGCGGTGGGTTGACAGGTTGTTCGCCGCGATTAGGGGGACGTTTGCATGATGCAAACGTCCCCCTAATCCGTTTGGGGGGAGTCGTCTACCCAACGGAGGTAACAGCTGCAGTCGCCTTGACGACGAACCACAGAGGACAGACCGTGAACCGGTAGCGCGAGCTGTGACCAGCGGCGACGCGTCCTCGAACGACCACAACTCAACATCGAGAGGAGTCGGTCATGTGTAGTGACATGCCGACACCCCGCGTAGCTGCCCGCCAACAGTTGCGCATCGTGGGGTCACCCCACCGGGCAGCCGCGAGGCCACCCGCAGGGCCGTTCGACCGCGGCGCGTGCGGCGCCACCCGCCATGGGGACTATCTGGCGTACTCGAACCATGGATGTTTGTGTCCGGATGCGCGGTGGGACATGCGCTGCTACCGGGCGGCGTGCGCTGGGCGTGGGCTGGGTGTGGTGGTCGACGGGGTAGGCGCCGAGCGTCGGTTGCGGGGGCTTGCCCGGCAGTGGTGGGCTACCACGGACCTGTCCGCGCGGGCTCGGCTGCGTCCGCAGACGTTGTGGATGATCCGTGCTGGTGGTCGGCTGCGGGTGAAGGCCAGCACGCACCGGCAGATCGCGGACACGGCTGTTCATTTGGCGTGTGAGTCGGGCCGTTCGGGGCCTGCGTGGCGCAGCGCGCGGGATCATGCCTGGTTCCCGCAGGACGCGTGGGGTGCGTGGATCGATGATCCGTGTGCGCGACCGTATGGGGGGCATCGGCGCCGGTTGGAGGCGTTGGCGCGGTCTGGGTGGCCGTTGTGGGCGATTCATGCGGCTCACCCGGCGGTGTCGGTTGAGGATCTTGTGGAGATTTGGTTTGGGCGGCCGGCGTCGGTGGGTGCTGGTGTTGGTGTTGTGTGCGCGTATGAGGCGTTGTCGATGTCGCCGGGCCCGTCGGTTGAGTGTCGGGATTGGGCGATTTTCCGTCGTTTTGCTCCCGCTTTGGCGTGGGATGACGACGACATCGACAACCCATTCGCCGTCGCATCTGTCGACGGGCCGGCGCTGGAAGATGAGGGCTGGGTGGATCCGATCATGGTGGAGCGGCTGCGGCTCGGGGTGAGTCATTTGGGTCCGTGGACGATTCCGCAGCGCCAGTGGCTTGTCGCGGACTTGACGGACCGGGGCCGGTCAGCTGCGGAGATCGTCAAGTTGTTGGGGGTGTCCGTTCGAACTGTGGAACGTGACCGCGCCGTTATTCAGTCGGGCCATTTGAGACAGGGGTGCCCGGCCCTGGGATCAGCGGTAATGGCTAGTTGACATTTTGGTGACACCAAAGTTCCCATTTTTAGGACACGGGCGTTTTGGTGTAGATGCGTGCGTCCCGACCATCAACCAGCACGTTCCGTAGTACGGTCGCGGACGCGCCAACCTCACGGTGACCACGTGGTCACCGTGTCGCCAAGGACGGCCGCAAGTCAGTTGGTGACGCACAGTCGAAATCCGTAGGGGCAGATCGACTGGCCGCGAACACCGACACCCCGATCCGCCGCCCCCCGGCGGATCACCGGGGCGCCGGCCGGGGGGTGGTAGTGCACCCTCCGGCCGGCTGCACCCCTCCCTCAACCGCCAAGCTGTGACAAGGGTGCGCCCGCCATAGTTGCGCATCCGGCAGCGGATTACACGACCAACCTGGGTGTTGTGACCGGAACAGTGGCGGCTGGCCACCTCCGGCGACACCCATCCGGCCTATCCGATGGACTAAATGGCCGCTTTGGGTGCTCTTGTCTACCTGCCTGCACCATCAGGGGCACCGAGCAACGGCACGCAGCACCCGTCCAGACGACTCGAAACCGCCCGACCCGTAGCACACAGTCACACCCACACCGCATACGCGGCCCATCACCCACGCCACCACACAAAACATCTATACCCACCCAGGGTACCCGTGGCACCCTTAGCACATGCTGGAGTGGCGAGCAACCCCCGCCCCGGGCACAGGCAAAGTCCTCCGCTGGACACCAGCCGGCCCGGAGCTCGTCGGCACATCCCCCCTCCGAGTCGCCTGCCCCGTCGAATCCTGCCGGGCCGCCATCGGCGAACACTGCCGCCGGCCAGTCCCACGCCGTGGCCGCATCCGCTGCACCACCCACCAGCCGCGCATCGACGACGCAGCGGCGCTGACCGACGACCCCGTGCACCAGCCCGGCAGACCAGCGCCGCAGCGAATCTCGGCCTAACCCACCCGGCCGCGCCTCGTTGACCAGCCCCACCTGTGGTGCCAAAATCTTGGCTACCACAGACAGAACGGGGCCATTGCTATGCCCAAATACGGTGCGCCCGTACGCGCCCGAACCCGCCAGACGATCGCATGACCGGGCCCGCACGCAGCGCACCCGGCCCACACGACACCGCGATCCTCAACCTCATCGCCGGCAAACAATCCCTCGCCGCCATCTACCAGGCCGGCGGCGGCCGGTGGAACAGCCTCGACGTCGCCGACGTCCTACACCGCTACCAGCTCACCATCAACCAGGGCGGCTCGATCGTCCGCGCCGACGTGCCCGCCGACCGGGTCCTGTCCGCTGGGCTGCGATCGACCAACCAGAAGATCCGCAGCACAGCGCTGCGGGCCGAGCAGATGCTCATCGCACTGTCCCGCGAGCTGGGTGCTGAGTCCGCGCGCGCCCAGTTGCGGGTGCTGCGGGAAGGCAACGCCGGGGGTGGCCGGTGAGGCGCTCCGGGCCGCTCCCCCGCCGCACCGAACTCAAGCGGACGACCGAACTGCCGCGCGGTGTCGACCTGGTGCGGGTCACACCGCTGCGCCAGCGCGCTGTGCCGGCCACGCCCCACGCGAAACTCGCCGCGTCCGCCGAACGGGCCGCCGAGAAACTGGCCCGCGAGATCGTGGGTGAGCGGTCCGGGGGCTGGTGCGAGATCCGCATCCCCGGCGAATGCCTGGGCCGCATGTCGAACTGGTGCCACCGGATCGCCGAAGGCCAGGGCGGCCGGTGGCTCGCCTCCAACGGCGTCGGCGGGTGCGGCTCAGGCACCACCGGCTGCCACGGCTGGACCCACCGCAACCCGGCGCTGGCCGAGGCGCACGGCTGGATCGTCGCCCCGACCTACCAGGTCGTCGATGGCCTGCGTGTCCGGCTGGACGCTGACGCGTTCCCCGCCTACCTGTGGCGGCCCGGATCCTCGGCGCCGGACTGGATGTGGCTGGACAACCACGGCGGCGCGGTGACCGTGGACCAGGTCGACGCGGTTTGAACTGGTGGAGATCGTCCAGCGGGACGGTGACCTGTGGCTCGTCTGACCCGGGGCGCCGCGACTGGCGGACCCCTTCGGAGGATCAGATGGTGCAGAACTGGACGGAGAAGCAGCGTGGGTGACTTCGTGACGACGATCGGCGTGATCCACGAACCAGGCACACCGGCAGAGCAGCGGGACGCCATCATCCGTGTCGCGCGCCGGTTCCCGCTCACCAGTCAACGGGCGGAACGGCGTCACGTGCTGGAAGTGCTGGGTCTGCTGGATCGGATCCCGGACCTGTTCGACGTCCAGAACATCGAGTAGCCGCACCGGCCCGCTCGTCAGCGGAGAGCCCCCGAGATTGGGGTGCTCTCCGCTGTTCTGTGTGCCGACATGCCGGACGGCGGTCGCCGGGTGGGAACGTTTAACGTTTGTGCGATAGCGTTCCCGCCATGCCGCGACAAGCCCCCTCACCTGCGTGTGTGTCGCACTCTGACCGCCGTGATCGGCTGCTCGGCTTCCGGGTGTCCGCGCAATGGCTGGCCCGCTGGCACCGCGAACTGGCCCGGATCAAAGCCGACACGGGTATCCATCCGCGCGCCCTGTCGCTGATCGTGCTCGACGTGCTGCGTGACTCGGTGCCAGCGATCCGGGCCCGCGCGATCAGCGAGTCCGATGTGTCCTCGCCACCCTGACATTTGCTGTGCACTTGTGCACAAGTGCACCTGTTGTGTCCGCCCGTGTACTTGTGCACAAGTACACATAGATGGGAGACCACCGCCCATGGCACGCAGATACGCGTTCTGCAACAACAAGGGCGGTGTCGGGAAATCCACCGAGGTCACCGACACCGCCGCCGCGCTCGCCATGCGAGACCGCAACGTCCTCGTCGTCGACTTCGACCCACAAGCCGACGCCAGCCGCCGCATGGGATTCGAGGTCAACACTGACGAGGACTGCGACACCATCGCCGACGTCATCCGCGAAGTGCACTCCAGTCGCGGCGGCGCCGTGAAAGAAGGTCTAGCGGCGAAGGTCATCCAGCAATGCCGCTGGCAGTTGCCCTACGCGCCGCGGATCCACTTCATTCCCTCCCGGTTCGACCTGGAAGACAGCGCCGCCGACACCAGCAGCGCGAATTCGTTCTTCCGGCTCGCCGACGCGCTCAAGGGCGTCGACGACCAGTACGACTACTGCCTGATCGACCTGCCGCCGTCGCTCGGCCCGCTCGCGCAGATGGGTTGGGCAGCGTGCGGAGACCGCCAGGACGGGTTGATCGTCGTCACCCAGCCCACGTTCCCCGCGATCCGCGGTGCACGCCGCACCGTCGAACGGGTCTACGCCCGACGTTCCCGGCTGGACGTGCCCGACCTCGACGTCGTCGGCGCGGTCATCAACATGACCCGAAACACCCGCCACCACGCCCAACGCATCGCCGAGATCCGCAGCCTGTTCGGTGATCGGGTGTGGGTCGAGCAGCCGATGCGCACCGCGTTCTCCGAGCAGGACGACAAGAGCCTGCCCATCACCGCATTGCCGCCTGGCTACCCGGACCGGGAGGCCCTGTCTCGGATACCGGCGATCGTCGCCGACAAACTGATCGAGCGTGGAGAGGCAGCATGACCAGCGAGGGAATCACCCCAGAGATCCGGCCACTGCCCGAACCGCCGTCCAGCACGGCGCCCCCGAGCCGCCCGAGCCGTAGTCAGCGCATGGCCGGCGAGTCACGGGACCAGCCAGCGGCGCCCCCAGTCCGCGGCGCGCTGGTGCCTCCCGAACTGGACCTGGTCGACCCGGACGCAGGCAACGCCACGGACACGGTGACGCTGCGGATGCGCAAGCAGCACTGCGACTACCTGGGTGGTCTACGTGAGGCCATCTCGATCCGATATGGGGTGTCGAAACGGGTCATCGACGAAGCGGTGGTGGTGCTGCTGCGTCAGCACAGAGGTGACCTGATCGAACTGGTGTCGCCGATGTCGAAGCCAGACAAGGTGGTCGACGTGGACCGGTTCCTCGGCGACCAGTAGGCGTCGACGCGATTTACGCCGTAAATCGGTGGGGGGTCAGGTGCAGAGGTAGGCGTGCATCGCGTGGACCACCTTCGGCGCCAGACCGGAACGGACCTGCGTTGAGTTGCGTGTCTCCCTGGCCTGTAGCAACGCGAGGGCGACGTACGCGCGTTCGATAAGGGTCAGATCGCGGATCCGCAGGCGGCCAGCGAGTCGGGCCCGCACTCGCTGGGCCATCCACGGGTCCGGTCGGCGGTGACACAGCACGTGCTGGACAGCGATCGACGTCGCCGGATCCATCACCGGGTTCGCCCACGGGTCGTCGATCGGCAGGTCCGTCCAGGCTGCCGCTGTCACCCACCGGTGGCGGATCACCCGCGCCTCGTCCGCGGGCGACAAGGGAAGCGAATGGCCGCACAGACCTAGGAACAGTTCCTCAACCACGCGGGCGGCTGCGACGGTGACCGGGCGACCGCAATGCAGCATCCGGTCGAGGTGGAACTGCGGGACCCCTGCCGCATAGAGCGCCTGCAGTCGGCGCGCCGAACCGAGCGACGGGACCGCCCGGTTGGCGCATTG